GTTTGATTCTACTTGTATTGCTGGTGCTGATGATGATTCAATCACATCAATCGCTTGTGATAGATTTGCTTCAGTTACAAATTTCGTTGCACTTGTAAATCCTGAAAAAAATGTACCACTTAGTAAACATCTACCATCTGACATATCAAAGTTCATTGTCAAGGTTTGTAATACTGCACTTGTTATGATTTTATCTTCACTTGATGATGGATAATATAATCCAATATCAAAAAGACTTGGCACTCCAGCACTTGAAGATGCTGTAAAGTCAGGTCTTGATAAAGAAGCACTTGATGATGCTTCAATGGTATGAATTACATTAGTACCACTTGTATTTTCTGAATGATCTTGTAGTACATTTGCAAGTAATCTAACTAAGAAGTTTCTTTCTGCTGGAACTTCAAAGTCTAATGTTACAAATCCACCTTTTGTTGTTCTAAATTGGTCTTTATCAAATTCAATCATTCCAGTATTATTACTTCGTATCTCACCACTTTCAACAAGATTGAGGACTGGTGAAGATACATTAATTACTGGAAGTAATTTATAAGCACCATCTGCTGCACCTGCAGTAGAGAATGCTGAACCATTTTTTTGTAATATGCCTACACTAAAATCACTTTTAGAATAGACTTTTCCACTTACTGCCATGTGTTATTTCTCCTCTTTTTTGCTTGGTTTTTTCTTTGTTGTTGGCTTTAACTTTACACCAAGCGATTCAAGTTCAGCCAATTCTTCTTTTGCTAATTCTACTTCTTCACCTTTTAAAAGTTTTCTACAAACCCAGTTTGGTGTTTGTGTATGTCCATATTGTAGTTTTAGCCCACTCTCTAATATATACTTCATGAAACCACCTCATTTATATTACATTGAAAAGTAATGATTGCATTTGATATAGTTTCATCATCTTCATCTCGTGTATATTCTACACTTAATACTTGACCACTATACCATTGTGATACATTATCACTTTCCAAGTTTCTGTTATCAAATAAAATTCTTTTTACAATTTCTGCTACCATAGTCAATCTATTGAGTTGATTGTCTTTAGTATATTCTCCACCCTTACGAAGTTGATAGTTGATTGATGTACTAAACTCTCTAATGTGTACATTACTTGCATAATCAACAAAACTATCACTTTCAGGAACAATCAAAAAACTTTCTTGCCCTCTATGTTGATCATAAAGAACAGGAATAGATGAAAGATTTTCTTTTAAGAGTTTTTGTATATTATCAATCACACGATTCTTATAAATGTTCTCAAATGTTATTGCCATTATCCTTGTCCCCTATATCTTTTCTTGTAATACTTTTTACTATTTTTATTTCCATATTTTGTGTTATGGCTTTGTCCTTGTCTTGTCTTTTTCTTACCATTTGTTTTTTTTACAATGGTGCTAAATAATTTTCTCCTCAACTATATACTCTCTTTTGAGATTTAGGTGGATTCTTTTTTCTACTACTTCTTGGATTCCACAAGAACTTATCTGCCCAAAAAGCAGCAGATGATTTACCTTTTGCAATATTCTTTCTATGTCTTGCTTTGAAAGATTTCCTTGCACCAGCACTATAATTATGTCCCATACCCTGCGCACCAAATCGTATTAGTTTCAACTTATGTTTTCCAGTCTTTGCTAATACGATTGCTTTTTTAGTAGGGTGTTTGGGTGTCATCTTAGGTTTATTGACACCCTTTAACCCATGCTTTTTCAACAATCTTTTTTGTCTGTCAATGTGCATTATTTTCCAACTAACCTTTGTGCTATTCCATGAGATTGTGAAAATGATTTACCCTTTCTCATTTCAGCAGCCATTTTTCTTAAATGTGCTTTGGTATGATGAGTTTTATGCCTACTCATTTGCCTTCTTTGAGTAGCAGTCAAGCCCTTTAAATTTATACCAATAAGATTTTTAGCCATTATTTTTTCTTACCTCTTTTTTTTAATATTGCTTTTTGTAAAGCCAAAGGAAGTTTTTTTTGTTTAGCAGTTAAACCCTTCTTCTTTTTCCTATGCTTCATTTTCTTTTCTTTCTCCCCATTTTCTTCTTTTTCTTTTTTCCTCTTTTATGATAAGGCATCTTTATCTCCTTTTTAGTTGTATAGTGTT